GAGCTGCATTTGAAAGGTTTCATAACGCTTAAGCAGGGTTTCGTCAAACCATTTTTGCCAGTTATAAACAGTTGCGTTAGACGAAACGCCTGTAAGTCCCTCAATATCTTTCTGAAGATTTGTTTTAAAAGTATTCTTTGGATCTACAAAACCTAACATACCACCAAAAGAAGAGTCCCCTAGAATTGAGTTTGCCAATGTAGTGTTAATATTCATTATCTCGCTGTACGCAGGAAGATTCTTTACGAGCATTAAATTTGATTCTTTTTCTTTTGCTTTTTTTAATTCACCAATAGACTGCTGCAAAACATCCTGCGCAAGCAATTGCAATTGTTTTTCTTGACGACTAGACTCGGAAGTTAGTACATTGGCAATATTTTGCTCTAATAAAGTATTTACCTCTGCCTGGTTAATTAGCTTTCCCTCGGAGTCGTATTCAGGAGTAGCAAGTTGAATGACATCTTTGCCACCAATCTTTGTAATGCCTAAAACCTTGTCTCTATAGACTTGTTTTTCATAGTCCGTAAGTGTTTCTAAATAATTGGTTGATTGCTCAGCTTCCAGGGCTGCATTTCCTCTATAGCCAGCGTGCCTGCCTACGTTGGTGTAATGCTGCAAAAGATAAGTATTTTGACTGTAACGAGCAGTGATATCTAAATTTTTAAAAATACGTCCGTTAACATTTGTTTCTTGCGCAGCATTCCATTCTTTTAATGCGTCTGGATAATTTTGTTGATAATAAGACGCATTAAACCCACCAGTAGGAGGTTGAACACCTTGAGAAGCCGCGTCCCAGGGAGTCACTTTTTCTTTCAAATAAAAAGTATCAAAGGCGTTTTTTGCCGAATTAAATACGGTTGAAATTTCTGCGTTAGTCAAGCCGGCGCTTTGCAAAATGCTATCGTCCAAAGCTCTTAGTTTGTTTAAGTAGTCTCCACCTTGAGTGGTAGACGCTAATGAGATAAGCGAAGAACTAAAACTATTAATAGCTGTATTTTTATTTTTTGTTAATTGATTTTGAGAATTTAACTGTGCCGCTGCATTGCTGCGATTTGCAACTTGCGTCTCATTGTGCGTAGCTGCTGCAGTTGTGCGCCTTGTAATATCTTGAGTATTTTCCGAAGCATTGCTGTTGTTTGTAGCTTTATTAGTATCTAATTGATTTCTTGCGTCTCTTAATGCTTGCTTGCGATTGTCATTATCACCATTTGGAAACTGAAAATTATAATCACCTATTTCTTTACCCGCCTTTAGATCATATCTTTCCCAGTTATTACCAGGACTCGTGTTTTGGATTTTTATTTCATCTACCTTACCATTGTCTTTGAACTTGACAAAGAATTTTTGCGTGGTTGCTAAGTCGGTTGGCCTGTTTGCCGGATAGGTAGACGCAAAATCAGCTGCTGTTTTACCTGGGTACTGAGATGCAAAAGCTTCGGCAGTGTAATCCGTTTTTTGGTTTGTAGGGTAAGAAAAAGGCGTCCAGGTTTTTGTGCTTGTGTTGTAAGATGCCATTAGTTACGCAGCAAAATTTTTATCGTCAAGCCTGGGCTTCCAGGGTAGTAATTCTAGTGTATCTTGTTGCATCCAGTTTGTAATTTTTTCAAGTTTTAAGGCATCAAAAAAAGACTGCTTTAAATACCATTCTTGCATTTTTTCACTGGCCTTGTTAGTATTGCACCGCCTGCAAGCAGGTAAGAGATTGTGACGATTAGAAGATCCTGATTTAAATCTGGGTACTATATGATCTAAGCTTGTTGCCGGATCTCCACAGTAACCACAGCAGTGGCTCCAGGATTTATAAATTTCATCTCGAAAACGTTTTTTAGCAAGTTTTGGTGTTAATTCAACTAGCAAAGCAAGGGGCTCGTGCTCGTTGCAAAACATGTATTTGATTGCCGTTATCTTATTTTAATTTCACCTATCTGTTAAGCCAAAAATAAAAAGATAAAATTTTTATTAAACTGGTTGACATGGGCTTGACACCAGTTAAGGTATGCAAGTAAATGTTTTGCTTGCACCATGGCAACTCACCAGGGATGGGTTTCTGCTCAACGCGTAGAAGAACTTCTAGGCCTTGACAAGAAGACTCTCTTCAGGTACCGCGATAATGGTACCCTGAAGCTTGGACCGCACTTTGCAGCCTTTCCTGAGACACGCTCGCGGGATAGCTATCGCTGGAACGTAGAGGCAGTACGCAAGCACCTCAACAAACAAGATAAGCTTCCGGTTAAAGCTTGATCAAATAACATAAACCCCGCTTCGGTGGGGCTTTTTTATGGTTTGTATGGTTCACCATTTTTATCAAACATTGTAAAACCTTGCATAACAACAAAATTTGTTGGTATGTTAAAAAGTTTTTGCATCATTGGCATCATCATTGGTGATTGACAATTATAAGGAGGTACGTCCATATTTCCTAACGCTTTTGTTGTCATAACAAAAGACAAAGCAGATTTCTGATCACTTGCTGTTTGATCTATAAGATGCTGCTCCCAATTGACCATGCTTCCTTGTTGAACAGGAAAATCAGATGGTTCTGGCGGAAAAGTTTTATCTTTAAATCGAAGTGCATAAATATGTTTGCAATAACGCAACTCATCTAGCAATGGTGTCCAGTTATCAGTTAACGAAGTAATCTGTCCTTGTTCAGCACTATAATCATTGTAGCTAGGCATCCCTTCTGCTTTTGAGCCAGGGATAGCTGGATCTGCCGTACTTCTTAAATAGGTTGCACCGAATTCACGGTAGACACCTGGATTGTCACGGATTGGATCAGGTGTCAAAGAGGTAGTTGCCACATTAAAAGGTAAGGAGTATCCGGATGGTGCATACACGGTTAACTGCCTGTTTAACTTAGCTGTTGTCATAGCACTGTTATCGACAACTCCACTAAGGGTCATTACTTCATATCGACCAGGCTTAATAGATGCAACATTTGAACGAGGGTAAATGCGTTTGTTACCTTTGGTTAAATCACGCATAAACGAGTAATCACGTCTGGTAAAGTCTTGGCACGAGCAACAAAACCTAGCACCTGTTATCAAGTACCTGCCTACTGTAAATGAAACGGGTGAAGGCGTTAAATACTCTTGGTCAGGAGTAATTTGAACTGAGCCCGTTTTTCTTAACGTCAAAATACCAGTGAAGGGATTGGTATTGATTAACACAGCTTGTGAGTAGCCGTAACGTTTTTGCGTATTGGGGTTAATTGTTTCTTTGTCAATGATTTCACCACCAACATCAATAACACGATCTTCTAATACCTCACTATTCAAAGGAGTCAATCCACCAGGTACGCCTGGAACTGCCACATAAAAAGGAGGAGGCAGTGGGTTGGAAGGGCTCCAATTGCCAGCAAGTTTTACGTACCAATTATTTGCATCTTCTGTAATTGATTCAATAAATAATTTTTGGCCACTACTTGGATCAGAAAGTTTATCACTACGCATTGAGCCTGCATAGCGCCAGCCGGCCCAATGCATGCCAAGCTCTTTGTTCTTTGTTGGAAATCCAACAAAAGTACCTGAGACTATGGGTGCCGGATTTGTTACAGAGCTTGGAGTACCCGATGGAACTGGAATTTGATATTGAAAAGGATATGTGTAATCATTGTCATAAAAAACTGCCGTGGCTAACTCGTAACCACGGCGCCACCTGGACCAGGCAGATTCTCTGTTGGCAGCATAGATTGAGTCAGGGACCGAGCCTTTAGAGAACTCTGTTTTAATTGCTTTTACCCCTGAAGGTAAAAAGATAGGCCCCTGGCTGAAGTTACCAAAAGAGCTTCCACTCTTTTTAGCCATTCTTAGAAGAAACCGCCTTGTGCGTAAATGTGAGCACCGGGAGTGTAGCCGGATACGTTAGGTCCTTCAGCAAACACACCGACGTAAATACGGTCACCACGCTCCAGGTAAACTCCTTTGTTGCGAAGAGGTGCTGTGGGGCCGAGGCCAGTTGTGTTACCAGCTTGTACAACAGGTGCGGCAAGAACAGGCATCACATCAGAGCAATCAACCTGCCCGCTGCTAGCAGGGACTGTCTTGGTGAACAGTACACGGTAGTCACCCGAAGCCGGAATAGGAGTAGTAGTATTACGCGTATGGTAGAAAACAAAAGTTACGGCAGGTTGATTATATGCAGCACCGTTATAGCTAAAACCACTAGCTGTACCACCAGAAAAAATTAAGCTAGTGTTGACACCAGTCAAAGTGGCGGCACCGGTGTACGTATAGTAACCAAAGCCACTCATGGCAGCCGTACCAAGAACACCCGTGTTTTGAATAAAGACTTGTTGACCACTGGTTAGTGCAATCACAGTGCCAGACGTACCACTGCTAATTGTGTAATCAGGGTCACGATATTTATCGTTTCTGACAATCGTAACAGAATCAATAACACCACCATTGTTATTGTCTTCGCCAAAGGTCGCATCCATGTCGACCAGGATCGAAGGAGATTGGCCTCCTTGAACAAAAATAGTATTACCGGCCTGACTGCCAACTGTCTGCGTAGTTACGCGTACAGAATCAAATAAAGGACGGTCAACCAACAAGGGTTGCTTGTTTGTACTAGTAGAGGCCAATTGTTTTCTCCTAGGCTATTACACTTATTTTAGCAATATTACTGTCGGCCAGTTAATTCTGTCAGGAACCGACTTACCGGAGTGTAGTACTCAGCATCAAATAGATTTTTGTTCATTTGACTTTGAGGTGGAGACATTAGCGACAGCAACTTTTGATTCATGTTTTGATTACCGCCTGCCAGCATTTGTCCCATGAACATACCAAGTAAAGCCTGGGGATCAATAGAACTTTTAGCAGGGGCAGCTGCAGTGGGGGCAGGAGTAGAAGGTTGCTGAGTCAATGGATCTCCCAAGGTTGCTTGAGCAGCCTTGTAAAGAGAACCACCTTGTTTAAATTTTGGCAAGGAACTGGCAACAGAAGTACCAAACGAATCCTTGGCATTAAGATTTACGTTTGGATTCCCACCCAAAATCGTTGCATATGCACGATCAATTCCCATCTGACCAGGCTTATATCCACGGTCAGTAAGGAATTTTTCTACGGCGGGCAGCTGTTCTGCGATTGTGTAGTTACCTAGTTTATTTTTGTCTAGGTATTTTGCACGTTCTGGACCGCCAAATTGGATTAAGCCGTAATAGTTTCCACCGGCACCACCGTAAACATTAGGCCTGAATCCAGACTCTTGGTGAATAAGCGCACCAAACTCATAAGGGTTCAAGCCAAGACGTTGTGCTGATTGAAATACAGCAGCGCGGTCTTCTGGTTTTAGTGTTCCAATGCGTCCAGTACTCATGGTATTTACCTTATTCTCCTACCCAATTTGAACTTGCTTTGAGACCAGGAATAAATACAGTTTGCAGCGCAAGGGCCGTAGCTAAATAGGTCAAAGTACGTTTAACAAACTTAGGACAGAGAATCATTGGTTTAAAGCAACTACACTGGCCCCCATAGATCAAAGATCTGCGTCCAGTTGGCTGGGCTTACATGCTGTGCAATGCCAGATGGTTATTTAGCTTGTGCGCTTAACAGTTTCTTCTTGAATTCTTCGGCTTGTGCCTGGGCCTTGTCTGATGCCAGGCTTGAAGCATACGCATTTGCGTCAGGAGTCAAGCTGGTGCCAACAGGAGAAAGGCCCTGGGCGCCCTGGTAGGAGGCCATGGGAGCAGGGATGCTACCAGGGGCAAGCAGGGCGTTCATGCCGGTCTGCAGGGGCGTTCCACCAGGGGCTGCATCTTGGAACCGGGTAAACATCTTAGCTTGTTGTTGGTTGGCTGCACCACCAAAATAGCTGGACTCAGTACCAAGACCAGTCGCTCCTGTAAATGCGGAAGGCGCCACCGTTGTGTAATCAACTGGACCAGTCGGAGGTGCAGTTGCAAGCGGATTAGAGGGGTTGAAAAGCAAACTAGAAGGCTGAGCACCAGCAAATGCACCCATCTCAGTCGGTTGGCCCATGGCACCTGCGTTAATGGTGCCTTGAATTGCGTCGTAACCCGACTGACCAGGCTTCACGTTGGCGGCAAGACCACCATGCCTTTGTGCCCAGATTTGCATACCAATATCACGGGCAGCATTCATATCTTCTTGGGTCTTTGCACCAGCGCGAGCGCGTTCATAACGCTGAAGCTCAGGGTCTTGTGCCGTGAGCTGAGCAACGCGTGATACTTCTTGTTGGTAGGCACGCTCAGCAGCAGGAGAAGAACTTGGACCTGCACTTACTCCAGGTGTAGAACTTTGTGCAGAGGGTCTTGCATACCGTCCATACATGCCAGTCTGCTGTGCTTGCTGTGCAGGAGCAGTATAAGGACGGCGTCCTTGCATGATCTGGCCGCCTGCATAAAGCAGTTCATTACCCAATCGCCTACCGATATCAGTTTGTGGATTCGGTTTCAAACCGGGCATTGTTTGTGCAGCTCTATTTACTGCAGCACTAGTCGCAGAAGATGACTGACCTTGGTTAAAAATTGCCGGCATCCAAGAAGGGGCCGTAAAAACTCCTGCGCCATACCCAGCGCGACCAAGCAGTCCCTTTAAACCAGCTAGTTCTTTTCCGCCTGCAAAACTAGGCATAATTACCTCCAAACCTCATGTAGATAGATGCGTGAACCGACAGCGGGCTACTTTATTTATTAATTTGATTCTAAATCAAGACACGCAAATTCTTTATAGAAAAGTCTTTGCGCATCTAGGGCAGCCTTCTTTGCTTCTTCCTCGGTCTTAAAGTTGCCTACGGTGATACGTTTACCTTCCAAAGTAACACGAACACGGTACAGCTCGTTATCTTTCCTTTGGCTATACCCAACAAAAATTTTGTTGTAGTTGTTTTCCGCCTCACTAGCCAACCTTAAATTTTCCCAGCGATTGTCTTGGGCATTTCTGTTTTTATGCTCAACCAGCAAAAGACCTGGATCTATACCGGTCATCAATACCCAGGCAACTCGACTAATGTAATAGCTTTTCCCTTTATGTTTTATCGTCCACGTTTTGCGTCTTACCGGACCGCCAAGAGAACCGATTGGTTTACCGATTTTTTGCTTATCAGCCTTGCAACGTGATTTAATTAAAAACAACTCACCTGTTTCTGGTATATATTCATAATATTCTTTTAACTCTTCAATCGCCGGCAAGGGACAAGGGGCCACCATCTGTTTAATCCGTGTATCAATATCCTAGCATACACGGATTAAATCATCGCCATAGCTCGTGAAGATATATGCGAGTGCCAACCGAGACATCGGCGGGTCCAGGTAATGCCTGGATAAACTCAGCACCAGAGCGTTCGTAACGATAACGAGCCTGGAACGGATCCTTGTAGTTAGGTACGTAAAGAATGCCAGCCAAACGGTTTGTTTCGTAGAGATAGATCTCGTCCCAAACTTTTAATGCTTCCTTGGCATTACTTGACCGAATAGTACGATCAACGTCACCAGCAATACTTTCGAGTCGAGTAGAAGGTGAAGTGGCTACCTCAGTCTTTTTCTCGGCAGTATCACAACGACCAATTTGAATAGCAATTTTATCGTAGAAGTACGAATCTGGGATGGTATTCAGGGCTTCTTCCAGACGTGCGTAATCGCCCGCCGGAACAGAAACCGTGAAATAGCCCAGGTGATACCTGACCCTACTTTTGTCAAAGTCAGATAATTGCACTTCTAACTTGCGTATCTTTCAATTATAAATGCAAAGAATCCCTTGAAACTTAACCTTGGTAAGGATTTGAGCTGATGTATTGCTCTAGCATTTCTTGTGCCAAACTGCGCCTGGGCGCCATAGCAGAAGCTGCCATCTGTTCAAACATAGACTGCTGCAAAGTCTTTTGCTTGGGTTGTGCCAGGGATGCTCCGTACATCATGGCTTGCACAAAAGAATCCATATTGGATCCAGTGTTTTGTGCGTTAGCAGTTGGCGTTTGATTGCTTGCGAATTCTGCAGCCTTGCCAAGGCTTGCCATGTGTCCGATACCTACTTCGTATTTGTTATCTCCTGTTTTAAATGTTGCCAGGTTTCCGTAACCACCTTGATTGGCAAGGGGGGTAAACTTACCCGCACCTTCCATATAAACAGGAGTTCCCTGAGGAAGAGCCCAATCTTCACCTTGGTGGAAAGAAGATGCTCCAGCAGTTGGCGCAGTGCGAGGACCAAATTTAGATGTGACGGCTACGTTGGAAGCCGGGTTTAAAACTAATTGACCTTCTTTGTTTTTGATAATTGCAGGAATTTTTTGCTCGCCAATACGCAACCCAGTTAAAGCACTACGAATAGTGCTCGGATCAATATGTTTTCCAGTGCCAAGGTCCTTTACATAGACGTGACCATGCGGACCAGTGGAGGTTCCGGTACTGCCAATATTTCCTAAGAATGCAATTCCTGCCATTATTCTTTTATTTTTAATTTTAAGACTAAAAAACCCCTGGTTTCCCAGGGGCCAGTAGGAGACAAGTTAAACGCGGACTAAGTCGGCAGCAAGTACGGCAATAAAACGTTTCAGGTGTTATAGTTTTATTTTGCTATCTTAAAAATGAAAAGAATTAATCCAAAAACTGGGGCATTTTTTAAACACGGCGACTGCAGGGAAGACGGCTTTATTTTTATTGGTTACAACTTTAAAAAAATTAAACAAGACGGAACTTTTTTAGAGGTATGGATGAGTCCCGACCAACAAGAAAAGAAAAAAGCCTATGACAAAAAAAGATCTCAACGTTTGTCTTCTGAAAACAGAAACTGGATGAACAATTTAAAAATAACAGAAGGTTGCGCATGCTGTGGGTATAACGAACACCCTGAGGGACTAGATTTTGATCATCTTTACGATAAAAAATTTAACATTGGACGAGGGGGTACGTTTAGCAAAAAAAGACTTGAAAAAGAAATAAAAAAATGCCAGGTTCTCTGTGGCACATGCCATCACATAAAAACAAGAAATAAAGAAAAATTCAACGCCATAATGAAAAAGAGGGGTGTTACCCCTCTTGGTTGAGTTATGCGTTTAAATCAGACCCTTATTAAATCGGCTGCCAAGACCGCACTCCAGTCAACTCTTTTGATTTGTTTCAACTGCTCAAGGCTGTTAAATCTCTCACCCGATAAGGACATCTGTAGATCTTTGATCTCTCGGGCAGTCTTCAGTCCAATGCCCTTGATATGATCTGCGATCATTTGGGCGGTGGCTGAGTTGATGTTCAAGCGAGTGTCCGGAGGAAAAGTACGTGGCTCTTCCTGTGCCGCCTTATCTTTTACTTGAAGAGCAGTCACCTTTTTGGTAGCTTGCTCATCAGGGATAAGTTCAGTTTTGTAAGCAGTGTAAAGGCGACCGTCCTGATCTTCGACCATGAACCAATCGCCATTATCCCATTCGCTTACGATCTTGACGCGAGCGCCTGTTTTTTTATGCTGATGAAGAATCATAAAGACCAGATTTTCTCTCTGGTCTTATATTAACCTAATCAGCTAACAGTGCGGCCAGTCAGGTAACCATCGATGTCCTCGTAACCGGGGGCATCATCGGGCTGGATGTAGCAAACTTCCACAACCAGGTAACCGGTGCGGCCAGCAGCAGCATCAGCGGTCGAGATGTAGAAACCACCAGAAGTAGAGGTGTCGTTAGCAGCACCTTTAGCAAACACTTTCAGAGTGGTGCCAGTGGTAGCAGCGTAGTAGCACACACCGCCGGAAACGCCAGCACCGCCAGTAGCAGTGATGAACGGAGCGGTACCAAAAGCTTGGCTGCCACCAGCGAAGTAAATCTTGGTAGCTGCGTCACCAGAGGTGCTGGAAGTCAGGTTGGCTTGGATCACACCTTCACCAACGCCAGAAGCGGCGGTGGGGCCACTGGAGTCACGACCGAAGGAGATCACGTTACCGGTGGCGGCATACACACCGGAAGCCACGCGGCCATCGCCCCAGCCAGAGGCAACGGAGACGGCAGTGCGATACACAAAAGCAGGCTGGGCGGTGGTACCAGAGATCACCATGCCGGTGATGTCGGTACGGGTGTCATCCTGGCGGTAAGGCGAAGGAATGATCACGTTACCCGTAGCAACAGGAGTGCCAGAGGTGGCGGTAACAGCCACGTAACCACGCTGTTGGAAATAACGATAGCCAGGGGTAGCCAGCACCGAAGTGGGGCCGCCCTTGGAACCATCATTGGTTCCATCCTGGCTGTTGTCGATATTCTTATACCAACCGTTCAGAGGCTCTGCCCAGTTGCCTGGGTAGATTTTTTTGGAAGACAAATAGGTCATTTATTTCTCCTAGATAATTTATTTATTGTTATCAGATGGTGCCGTCGTCTTGCAGGAAGCTGAAGGCGGTGGTCACGAAGTCCTTGTTCAGAATCTCGAAGCCAGCATACAGCTGCCAAATTAAGATGATAAAACGGCTGAAGTCGTCGTTATTGTTGATAAGCACCTGGGCATTAGGGCCGCCGATGCCAACGCCAATAGCTTGAGGACCGAAGAAGTAACCCTGAGCAACTTCGTAAGAAGTGTAGTTAGAGCTACCACCGATATTGAGGTCGGCAGTGATGCTCTTGGTCGGGAAGTTGGTCGACTCGAAGAACTTGACGCCTTCAAACTGCACGCCGGTCGGCATGACAGGTTCGCCAGCCAGGAAGTAACCTTGACCAGCTTGGGGACCCTGGAAGAAGCTGGCGTTGTTAGGCAGCATGGGGTTGCCCATGTACATGCCTTGGCCGGGGTTACCAGAGTAACGAGCGATCTCACGGAAGTCGGGGTCACGACGCAGGTGCATCATGAAAGTGGGATCGCAAATACAACGATACAGACCATCAGCGAAGGTCGGCACGTTGCGCTTACGCAGATCCTTAACAACGGTCAGCAGGTCGGTACGCACCTGGAACTGCTGCACTTGGGCTTCGTACTGAGCTTGGGTGTAGGATACACGACCAGAGGCGTCCTTAACTTTGCCGCCGGGGAAGTAGTAACCACCCTGGGTAGAGGAAGCGGCACCATTGGCTTCAGCTTTGGCAAGTTCGTCAATGAAGACGCGGTCGCGCCAACGACGATAGTCATCAAGCAGCGTCAGGCTACCGATGGACTGGTGGAACATGTTGAGGTTGCCACTATCCAGCAGAAGGCGCTGAGCAGTGATCAGGGTCTCACGAGCAATCTTGAAGGTCGAAGGCTGGGTCGGATCGCCGGGGTCCGCAGGACCGGTGTATTCCTTAAGCACCACCAGGACTTTTTCCTTGGTGATGTTACGGCTGTTAGCGGTACCGATGGTTTGGTCGGCAATACGCTCACGGCTATCCTTAGTACCAGGGGTACCCCAGAACTTGTAGCGGTCTAACTGAACAGTTTGACCGGGCTGACGAGTGAAGTCGTGGACAACCACAGGCTCCACTGCCATTTCGGCAATGTAAGCAGGATGGGGCCGATAGAGTTCGGCGCCCAAAATCTTTGGAAAGTCGTTATCAATGAACACTTTACTTTATCCTCCAGTGTCGCAGGAATTTATCGGGTGAAAGATTCAGACATTTATATGTCTTATCTAACACAAATTTTAGCAGCCCGTAATTTAGTTAATTACATGTACTGGGCTGTGGTCGTGGATGCACGTGCACCCATCGTGTTACTTGAGCCGTATTGCTCAGGATCCACGTACTGTTGTTGCTGTTGGAACCCAGGGAGCATTAAGCCGGCAACGTTAGAAACGCCACCGCCAACCAAGCCACCAATACCAGCCGCGATAGGAGCAGCTGCCATTGTGGCACCTTGTTCAGCGCGACTCAAGTTAAGGAGTTGCTGCTGTTTACCAAGACGCTCCAGCATGGGAATAGCTTTTTGATTTGCAGCTTTTGCCGTGTCACGCGCACCTGCTTCTGCAGCATATAACGCACGTGAAATATAAGGCGTTGCTTCGCGCTCTAGATTACCAATGCCTCTTTGAAGAGCAATGTTTTCTTTGCCAATCTGACCAATGGCTCGACCTGCAGCTGCGCCACCCAAGCCTGCTAATGCAGCTTCGGTAAGAATGCGACCTGCACCTTCGTTTTCTTCGTCAGATAAATTACCGGCAACTGAACCGCCAGCACCAATCAGCCCGTAGGCCAATGGTGCCATGGCAGCAGTTTTTGCCGGACTCAATGCGCCAGTAGTAAGCTCTTGCTTAGCCCTGGATAACATCGGAGAGAACTTACCGGCAATATTCATTGCCTCACTCCATCACAAACAGTTTGTTTGCAACCACGTTGGGCTGGGCATAGTTCAGAAGACGCCAAGCGTTTTCAGGGCTAGTTTCCATTTGTTGCTTAAAGCTGCCCCAGAAGTTTTCAGGTTGCTGAGGAGCAGAAGCAGCAGGAGGAGCAGGGAACTCACCGTAGTTAGCTTGAACCGGAGCGGTGGGATAACCACGGGTTTCCAGTTGAGCTTCATTTTCGTACACGGGGTACGGACCTTCAGGACCAAAGAACTTCAGCGTGTAATCGCTAAGAACATCAGGGTTGGTCAGGATTTCGTTATAAGCCAGATTCTCGGTATGCTCAGCAACCGCAAAATCGGCATAACCACCAATCAGATTTTGTGCACGTTGGCCCCAGGCTACGGCACTATCGAGCATTCCTTCGAGTTGAAGGGCGTACTGGTTTAGCAGAGCCGGAGCTTCCACCCCGTACGCGTCGATCACCACTCGGCTTTCCTGGCTCAGACCCAGGTAATCCGCTACGTCCGCCAAGGAGGGACTCGAGGAAGTTTGGGAAGAGCTGGGCAATGAGGCCGGGTTGGTTAATGAGGTCGGGGCTGCCGAGTTCCAGGTAGCTGGGCTGCTGGGCTGTCCGTAATTGGCCGGGGTATAGGTCGTCGGAGCTGATTGTTGACCCTGGAACGGGGATTGAACTGGTGCGCTCAGCAGGTTCACCACCTTGTTGAACGCCGATTCCCATGGATTCCCCTGAGGAGCTTCCGCCGGTTGGGATTGGGGGGCGTACTGAGTAGGGGCGGATTGGTAGCTGATATTCGCTTGAGGAATCGCTTGGGGGTAAGCGGTCCCCACTTGGTACGCCACCGGAGCCGCTTGGTAGCTGCTGGGTGCCGGAGCTGCTGCTGTCACGTAGCTGCTCGGGGCTACTGACGGCTGTGCGGGGCTCATCTGTGGGATCGATTGGACGGTAGCGTCCTGCATAACTCATCTCCTTTTGTAAAGCTTCTAGCGTTCGATACAGATACGGGGTTAAATCCAATCTTGGATCCGCAGCCATCGGAAGATCCGGTGATTGCGGGTGGGGCGTCTGCATCATTCCCCCCACTAGCTTGGCAAACTGAGAGTAAGCACTCTGCAATTCGTTAACCATCCTGAACGGGAACCCAGATAACATCTCGGCCCGTTCCTCATCCGTCTTAGACGGGAAGAGGTATTTCAGTGCTTCAATGCTATCAACACCTAATTCTTGCAGGTTACGCACCACAATGGAGTTGTTGAGGATATCTTGTGTCGAGTCTTCGTACACAGGACCTAGCCAACGCCAAAGCATTGTGACATCCCCGTCAGGAATCAAGCCCATGACTCCAGGTGGAATCTGCTGGGCCTGAACACAAGCCATCATTAACTGTTTAACTTTATCGTTATGTTGCTTAAGCGCCTCTTCATATGCGGCAACTTCTTCTTCGGATGAGCCCTTAGAAGGTGCAACAGGTTTCTCAAGTCCGGCTGCTTGTGCCAGGGTGTTCTTGAATAGTTGCTCTTCTTGGTAAACAATCAATTCAAGGCAACGGCAGATGCCATGCGTATAGATGGCATTTGCTTTTTTCTTGGAAGTTGCGGAAACACGTCCAAACAGCGACTTGTATTCCGTTGCTGTTACGCCAGCAGAAATTGAAAGTTCATCAACGCCACCAAGTGCGGTGCGAATCTCTTCTCGGTACTGCCGTGCAAATGCGTTTTGGTCACCAGTGATGGCATCTGGAACAATGTAGCCAACACGGTCGTTTGGTTCCAGGTTAGCAATGACGCGTGGCACGCGGATAGTACCGTCAACTCCACGACTGATGGGATCAGACTTAAACGTCGACCGGCTTAATGCACTGGGACTATTGAAACCAGAGTTTGCAGCAATGGAGGGGCGCTGAATAGTGGTGTCACCCCCAGCTTCCATCAGGTCCGTTTTGGGACGTGATGAGAGAAGTGTTGGGTTACCAAAGAACTGCACGTTCTTGCGCATCGTGCGAACCATTTCATCATGAATGACGATATGGTTGGCCATCGAATCAAAATCTCCGACCCCTTCGGTAGAGAAGCCTTTGGGGTTGTTGAAGATTTCAACGCAAGGGATAAAGCCTAACGTATTTTTAAACGTTTTAGTTTTCCCTGGCACTGCATAGGAAGGCATGTCAAATGACATTTCACCTTCGGAGTGAGTTTCTTCAATTTCATCAGCTTTAATAGAAAGCCTAATGTAACGCTTGGCACCTTGGTCGCCTGTTACTGCACCACCAGTGATGCTCTTGATGTTGATATTGTCGTTTAAACCAAAGCCCTTGCGGACTTTGTAACTGTAGATGATCACCACCTCATCCAGCTCACCGTCTACGTTGTAATAAGAACGGTATTCGTGAGCACGGAAGTAGTAAAGGCGATAGCTTACCTTAGTAGGACGGATATAAAAAAGACCCTTCCCGTCACACAAGAAGTATTCCCAAATGGAATCCAGGCGGATATCCATCTTGTTGTACTTCAGTACACGGTCGAGAAAGTCTTTGCGCTGTGCACCAAAGTTGTCTTGAGACGGGAAGAATTCAACTCCTTGGCGAATGCCAAAAAGTTTCATCTGAGCAATGTGAGAAGCAATGATGCCCGTGTCGACGCCAACACTCCCATCTTTCTCAAGATAGGAATTAACCATTTCCTTAAGTCGACTTACAGCGTCAGCCACTATTGCTCCTCTGTTTGATTAATACTAACAATAAATCAAGAAATTGTTTTGTTCTGGAATCCAGCGGCTTGCCAAGGCATTGTTGAGCCGGGAGTAGGACCTGGTTTTTCCCACTGAGGACTGGGTCGGAAAGAAGGGTCGCCAGGGGGCTTAATCATTCCAGGGTTCCAGCCTGGAGCAGGTAATGGAGTATTGGGTCCTTGTGGTATCGCTTGCCCAAGCTGAGCGCCCATGAAAAGGCCAGCGTTACCCATTGGAGTTCCCCCCGTTCCAGGTATAGATGCTCCTTGCATGTTTTGACGCATGACTTCCTGAAAACGCTGAAGCCCGCGTTGTTCCTCAATGGGACCCAGAATACGGTTTAATTTTTCCAGTCCCATGTGATGCTGAAAATCTGCTTGGGACATGGGAAGGCGTGGGTCCTGACCAACAGGAATTCCGCGAGCCATTAAGTTACCTGGCGCACCAGGGACATTGCTTTCACCTGCGTAATACATCTAAGCCTCTCTTTGTTTCTATTTTACTCTTCTATTACTTCGTAACCAGAGCAATCATTGACTTTGTTAAGAATAATACCATTACCTTTTACGTCCCAGTTAAGAATATCCCCCTCTTGCCAGCCAAGCTCGTCAACCACCTCATCGGGTAGCGTAATGTATTGATCTCCGTTTTCGTCCTCCTGGATCTCCAAGATGTAACTCATTTTTCCAAAAGCTTTTCCATTAGCTTATCAAGCTTATTGTTGATCTGCTTAAAGTTATCATGCATTTCTTTTATTTCCCTGAGGAAGTCAACCTTCAATACATACTCCAGTGGCATGCGATTGATTTGATCTTCCAAAATATCAATCCTTCGTTTTTGAGAATTGATATAATCATAAGCGCTTTTTAATCGCTCTTGCTGTCTATCTAATAATTTATTTACTGCCCAGCTACCGCCTGTGACAGCAGAAATAACTGTGGTTAAACCAAGTGCAAGATATTCTGGTCCCACTGAAATAAAAAAAATTATTTTATTTATTTATTTTAGGATCAGTAATCAAGCTGCAATTGTCCCTTCCTTGCCAGGCCTGTTACCAACCAGACAAGTGCATCAACACAGTCATCGTGACTACTGACACCAAAGTTGGTTAGTTCTTCAAACATCGCAGTGAAGTTACGGTAGCGATTGAAAATAATCTTACGATCTTCAAACATGCCGATAATTCCACGGAAACGCGCCAGCTTATCTGCGCGGAATCCTTTGACGGGGTGCCAGATCAAGTTATACAATCCTTCGTTACTTAAACAAACACGCTTAAAGTCTGCTTCTAGCGATGCTTGGTATTGAACAGCTTCGGACCATATATCGCAAGTTGAATAAGTAGGGAAATAATTGCCACTGTCATCACGACCAAGAATAGACCAATCATTGAGAAGCTCCTTCATTGCATCTAGTTTTTCCAAATTACCCATTACTCGAATACGTCGGTAATCGATAATATGAATGCGGTCGCCAATGCGACCACCAAGGACCATGACTGTGTAATCGTTCTTTTCCTTGATGCCAGCAGACAAGTCAACGCCAATACCAAGGGCATCGAACTCTGTGGAGATTTCAGCTTTGACAATCAATTCAGGTGCCAACGAAAGTTCGTTTTGCCTGATAATTTGATTCATGTACTGGAACGAAAAAGCAATAGGCGCTTGTCGTTTCTTTTCTTTTAAATAGTCCAATGACCACATCTCTGGCCAGTAAGACATCTCTTCACCGGTCTTAGGGTCATTGTAAATTGCTGACAGAATAATCTGCTGCCAATTGTTTTGTTCGTTGAACGTAGTGGAGTGAATGTCATCATGCCTGAAGCGGGTACCAAGGCAGATGGCACGTGCTCCTTCAAACATCGTTGGTGCGATCACCGCGTTCCAGTTGTCCTGCATCATTTTTCTGATGTCAGGGTTTGCAATATCAGCGGCTGATTTGATGGCGTCATCAATCATTACCAAGTGCGAACGCTTGGAGGTCACTGAACCTTTTAAGCCTGCCGCACAAAGCGTAAATTGTTCGTCACCGGTTACGTCGATGCCGGCAAACTTATGGTCAATAGACCAATACTCATTACTGGTTACGTTCTTAAGAAGACGTACTGTTGGAAAGACTTCTTGATATCGTTTGCTTTCAATGATTCGTTTGATTGTTGCAGACTTAGAGCGTGCAATATCAACGGTATAAGAAAGGTAAAGAATCTGCAGAGGTAACTTAGCTGTCGTATGGATGCCAATTGCCCAGGCAGTTAACAAGCCAAGTACAGTGCTTTTCGCTGAACCACGAGGAGCAAGTAGGTCAACGTTAGGCCCAGCAATTTTAATTAGACAGGAACTATCTTGATCTGTTACGAACTTACGGTGCCACTCTTTGTGGTGTTCCGCTGGAGGTTTATCGGCTACATACTCACAGAAATAACCGAAGTCATCCCTTGCACGTTGGAGTGAATCCTCGTTCTTATTTTCCCTTACTTTGTAGTTCTTGGAGGCAGCACGTGCGTTGCGCCTGTAAGCAAGGTGAAGATAAGAAGGCACTCTATGTTTGCAATTAAGTTAATACTAACTTATTTCTTAGAACGTGACTCTTTAAACTTGCGTGCTTTTTCCAAGGCGGCCTTGTGTTTTTCCTTGTCGTTCATCTGCGAGCCGTCCTCCTTCTTCGCTTCGGTCTTCTTGAAGTGTGCCAGGAGCTGCGGGGGCATTTTGTTTGCCATTTACCTCGGTATCTGGTGGGGTAGTACCAAACATTGCTTTAGCTGTACTAGCGATATCACTAGCGCCAGCAACGTTCTGGGTAGGGCCAAGACCCATGCGTTCCCGTTGAAGGTTGCGAACGATGCTTGGCATACGCCCAGCAAGATCAGGGATATCTGTAGAAGCAGACATTGTTTTGGTCTTTTGTTTATTTTAAGAGTACTACTCTTCGAGTTGCATGCGAGCCCATACGCTCATCGATGCTTCGTGCAAGGGGATTTCAATAGGATCATCTTTGAAGATAAATACTAACTCACGAATAGCGCGATCAGCGCCAGCCATCAGTAAGCCCTTGCGATCCCTAGAAGAGGTGAAGAGATCTAATTGAGCAATAGTTCCACGAAGCTCTTTTTGCATGCTGGCGATCCTGGCGACACCCGCATCTCGCTTGACGATATCATCCTCAACAGCTTGTCGTAACTTTCGAATATCTTCCTGCATCTCCTCAATTTCATTGAGAAGAACTTTTCTATGATCAGGCTTTTCAAACTCGCTGTTTACCCATAGGTCACACGCAACAATGCTCCCTTCATAGCCAAGGAATCTGGCATAGAGGAAGCATTCAATAACAGAATTGTTATCCTTGCAGAAAGAAAGGTAAGCCTCTTCGGATGCACTGTCCAGATTATCGATCCAGGTTTTAAAAACCTCAATATCGATAAGCTCGCTGGGCCTGGGAGTAATCGCGTGCTTCGTCCCTCTCGCCGAACTCCTGGGCTTGTTCAGCGGACTGACGCTGCTCTGTTGCTCCTCGCGTGATGGTTTCACGTTCTTGTGCTCCTTGTTCCTTCATTTTCTCCTTGGAAGAACCAACGGAGACATCTTGGAAGATCTTAGCAGCAGCAGCAGCTTTCTTGGCTTTCTCTTCATCAAATAGAAGAGAATACGGATCATCGGCGTAATCCGAACCAGTGTTAATAAAACTGTTCATTTAAGCTACTGCCTTGGTTCTTTTGTATCGTTTGCGCCGAAAGTATCTTCGGTTGTTTCAGGTTCTTTTTCAGAACGTTTCTTGGCAAATTGATAAGCAACTTCTGCCGCCTTTTTGTACAGATTTAAATCTGCACCCTCGGTAGGCTGAGCCTTGGGATCGGCAGAAGTTTGCATTATCAGAAGTTGCTCATCATGCTAGCAAGACCTTGTGTCATGGTGCCACGGCGGCCCTCAACACTCTCTTGGCGCTTCTGACGCATCTTGGAACCTTCCAGGCGGCCCAGGAGGCCTTCGAATTCACCGATGTCAAAAGATTTAGTACCATACTCACCTTCGGCAGCTTGCTTCTTGAGAGCGGTTGCAGTTGCGGCATCAATTTCGCCGCGTGCAAGGGCGGCATTGATACCAGCAATAGTATCGGAATAGGCCATGTTTACCTACAGTGTTTCTTAAAGTATAGCAAAAGCTATTTTTTAATTATAACAATTAGAAATTAAAAGCTCCCATTAAACCTTGGTAGATACCAGCCCTTCCTGCAATACGTGCAATATCGCGCCCACCCGCTTGACGAGTTTCTTCCTGTTTCAAGCCAAACTCACCACGAGTTTTTTCTACATCTCGTGAAGTTTCTCCTTGAATATTTGCAACATCTTTTAAACCGGCATTAACAATTGATTGAAGATCAAGATTGTTTTTAGCGCGGATATTTTCAACGTTTTCTGCAGTTATTCCTGCACGATCTGCTACATATTTGCGTGCCCGTTCATCTGCAGCGTAACCAAATGTTTGAGCCCCAGCTTGAATCCCTGCAATATTTTCATTACTTGAACCTCGTAAAATTTCCAGCTCTTTATCAATACCGCCTTGCAAATTTCTAATATATGCTTCAGATTCAACATTAAATTGATCGCGGGACATTGTGCGTCCCTGAAAATCAACAAAATCGTTAGTTACAATTGGATCAAGATCAGGGTCAGGTGTCACTGTTGTTTGTGCACTAGACGCTCCCCCGGCCTTAACATAGTCACGCGCATTATCACCGAGACGCACACCTCCTTGATTTTGGGCATAATTCTGAGCTTTATTGACAGAAAATCCTTTATCTTCAAATCGTTTTAATTCGTTTTTACTGATATTGGCACCAAAACTTTCGAGAAGTTTTTGAGCCCTTTCTTTTTCCTGTCTAGATTGCGGCATGACTATCTTTTTTTATATTATAAATTAAGAATTTAAGAACGATTGTTTCATGGCAAGAAGCTCGTCTGTAGTTTTTGTTTTGTCTTTAAACAAGTCTTTATCTACTACGACTTCACGACTCCTGGCTTCCGGAGTAGTCATAAGCATATTACCAAAAGCAGCAGAAACATCTGCAGGTTTGTAGATTCCCATTCCACGGAAAGCTTCTGTATATGCATTCATTTCGTTGGCACTCAAATTACGCCCCAAAAGTTGTTGAGCATTTAGCTGCATAAAAGGTTGATACCTTTCATATTTTTTGGGATCAACAAAACCTTGCTCCATTGTCCCAAGCCTTTCTGCTCCTTCTAATGGTTTCTTGGCATTAGAAAACATTGCAGCGTTTAAATAAGATTGTTCGGCTAATTCAGGAGCTAGTGTTCCCCGCTGAACTGCACTACTTAAATATGATTCAAAATCTCCTATGTTTTTACCAAACTTACGATAAACCCTTGAGAGATCACCAAGACTTTTTTGGGCCTCCCGCACGCCGAGCATTGAACCACTCCCACCGCCGCCTAAGCCAGCTGAAGATGCTCTTAATGCATTTGTTAAATTCTCAAATTGTTCGCCAGTCGGACTTGGCATAGAAGATTTATCTGCGCCAAAAATGCCGCTATAGATATCGCTATTTTCTTTATTTTTTGGCATTTTACTTACTGCGTTGAACTTATTTTAGTTTACACAAACCTGCTAAAGGCGGCTCCATAACCAGGGGTGCGTGCACCAAATAACTCTTGATTTCGAAGCAGTTGTTGTCTACGTGCTTCGATGGAGCCATAAGAGCCTGGATCAGTTGCTAAGGCTCCTTGCAGTGCAGTATCTTGAGCAAGATTAAAACGGTCCGCTGGACCACCAAATAAAGTATCGAATTTTTTACCGGCTACATCAAGACCAAAATTTACAAGAGGAACTTCACGTCCTGCGGCTTGTACTGCTGCAGCTTGCTCACGAGCAGCAGCCCGTGCTTGGTTCCCTGCATTTTTACCGCCAATAGCACTTGCCCCGCTGCCAAGAGCGGAGATACCACCTCCAATTAAAGTAGCTGTTCCGGGATCCATGGCACCTGCTGGCTTGGTGATTGGTAGAAAAAGAAGACGCGGTATCAAACGGCCTTTGTGTTAATGTTGGCGGCAATGAATACGTCATTAGCTTTATTATACCTAGCTGATATATTTTTGACGGGCACTACCAATGGCTTGTCCATAAACGCCAGCTAGTAATCCAGGAGTTCTGGACGCAATCTCAACACTTGCTGGGTTATACAAAGTTGCAGCAAGACCTTGACCAATGGACGCAATTGTATTTGGAATTTGAGAAAGCGTTTTGTATGTTGCTGCTTTTTCAAATTCTTTTTCTCGTTGTGCCATTATCTCTGCCAAATCTTGCTTACTTTCTCTCCTTGTTTGTTCTTGTTGTTGTTGTTGCCAATTCATCAAGAAACCCAGATTAGGATCCACGCCTTCTGGTAAGCTAGCTCCCGCTTGAGCACCAGTAAAACCAGGAGTTAACGGAGCTACATTTAACATTCCACCAAAAGCAGAATCAGGTGTGCCACTAGAGCCAGGGGAATTAAGTCCTGCAATACCACCTAAGAAAGGTGCTTTGGGATCAAAGGAGTATGCCATGATCAACCAATCGAAACGTTAGGAGCCGCTAGTACGACGTTGTAGGGGCTAGAAGCGATGTATTGACGTGCAAGTGCGCCACGCTCCCGCTGAGCATCCAGGACAAGGTTGCTGGCCGTCCCAAGAACCATCTGCTGCATGTAAGCATTGTTCTGGGAGTTGAGCATTGCTTGAGAACGAGTTAGCTCATCGTTCTTCATCTTGGCAAGAATGGGATATTGAGCTTTTTGTTGTTCAATATCTACAGCATTTAAACGTTGAGTAAGGTCAACGATGTTATCAGTGCGCATTCCTAATTCGTTGCGACCTAACTCAAGGTCTACACCTGCAAGTTGACGACGGCGGGCAACTTCAGTTTGGAAGTCACCTTCTTTACCTTCTGTTGGACGACCAGTTACTTCTTGGCGAACAGCTTCTGCACCAGTAGCAGCCATGCCAGGAATGACCGTGCCGCCAAGCATCAATGCACCACCGGCAAGTTTTGCAAGTGGGTTAGGAGCTTTCAATAGAGCGGTGCCTAATCCTGCAGTAAGTGCTCCTGCACCAAGAGCTACGCCTGCACCTAGCGCACGCCCTGAAGCAGCTTCCGATGCAGCGGTCATTGCACCTGGAACCATTCCACCAAGGAATGCTGCACGCCCAAGGCCGGGACGATTAGCCAGCCCTTGAAGAAGTTCACCACCTTGTTGAACAGCTCCTTGAACAGCTTGCCTGCCGCTCTGCATTTTTTCTTTAATTTGTTCACGCGCCTGTGCCGCAAAAGATTGAGGGGTAGGCGTAGTCCCAATATTGTAATTTAACGTACTATAAGGAGCCTGTACAGGCGACGACCAGGGGTCTGAATATACGGCCATTATTAAAAATGTTTCTTATAAAATAGATTCTATCAGTACTGCATACTTTCGTATTCAGTAGTTGTAGGCAGCCTTGGGCGATTACCAGCGGCAATGACTTCGTTGACAACATTGCCGGTAAGAATACCACCAAGAGAACCGGCAAGACCTGCAACAGCTGACTTACGGAAGCGCCCAGGACCTTGTGTAGAACGTGCAGCTACGCCTGCGGCGCCAGCACCACCAAGAACACCAAGAGCGGAAGGAATTGTAATGGGATAGTTCAGAATACGAAGTTCTGGATCACCCTGCAAGTTCTCGGTAGTTGCTTTGGCAATGCCAAGGAAACCACGATCTTGGTAATAAGAACGCATGAAGTTACCATAACGTTCAGGTGTCAAGTCTGGAATCTCTTGTTTTGCAGTCTCGTACTTAAGTGGTTGCCCAGTACGTCCCAGGAACAAGCGCTCAAATCCCTCTTGTAAAGGTTGTTCAGTTTGACGACGATCATCCGTACCTTCTGGTGAATAGGTCTGAGCAAAACCCTTTGGCCTAAACATCTCACCAACATTGGTCAGATCATATGCGCCAGCAACTGCAATACCTGGGCCAAGGGCGGCGAGGTTGATAAGACCTGTCTTAAGAGGACCCATCTCTTGTGCAGCTTTCTTACCAATGGCTGCACCACCAATGGCATCGGCAATTGCATTGGGATGGTTGTACCGCCAAAACAGCATCCGTGTGCCGTCATTGGTTAGATCAGTGGCAACACGTGCTGCATAAGCACCAGCAAATTGGACAGGCGTTTGACGTGCAGTAATACCTTCTGCGGCAAGTGCCTGATTAAAAGAAGGGGCGCTCGCTAGACGATTAACGCCTGGCACTGCGGACAATGTATCTTTGTCAAATTTCCTCTGCAGTTGCTCAACAGTTTTAATACCTGTTGAAATATCACTGCCAATATTGCGGAGGCCTTGTAGTGCGCCCATTAGCCCAGCTCCAATCCAGTGCGTTGTAATGCACGTTTCACAACATCAGGAAGCTCAACTTCTGTACCCGCTACGGGTGGGTAGATGTAGTCATTGAGAAATTGATTGCGATTAGGTAAGCCGGCGGTTTGAAACTGAGTGTAAGGCGCCACTTCTTGCGGAAGTTGCATATCATTTACGGCGGCACGTTGCATCATTTGATGCATGATCGTTTGATCTTGTGACGTGGCCGTAGGTTCTACTTGCCGTGCCATACCACCACCCATGGCTACGTCGGCAACTAACGGAGAAACAACAGAGCCAATTAAGTTGGCCGCTCCCTCCAACCTTGAAGGTACATGTTCGGTAACTTGCTTTCCGGCTTCGTTAATTACGGTGCGGGTTTTACCAGGCCTTGCAGCCCTTGCTGCCAGAGTTAAGGGATACGCTAAGGCAAAATCAGCTACAGCAGATGCGGCACCTAAGGCCGGCCCACCTGCCATTAAACCAAAACCACCAGCAAGTGCACTGCCGGTACCAACGCTACCAGCAACAGACTTGAGATCTGCCCTGGTTAATCCTTTAGCAACGCCGGCTAATCTCACTGTATTGTTAAATTCTTTTCTTTATTGTACTCAACCTATTTCTAGGCTTTTTCTTCACCGGGTGTTTTGGATTTACTTAGTAATTCTGCAACAGAAGTATTTCCACTGACTTCATTATCTACGCGGCTTTCTGCTGCTTGCATTAGCAGCCCTTTGGGATCTGGGTTAGAAGCACGTGGCATTGGATTTTTTGCTTTCTTCTCTCCAGGAATGGTAGGGCTGAGTTGATAAACGCTCATCCAAAGGTCGTTAAAGCCGGGTTGGTCTTCTGGACGCTGAGGTGTTAATGCCCTGCCGTTTTGGAAATCATAGTCATCAACACGTTTAAACCTGCCGATATTGGCAAAGACTTCGTACTCTTCTGCGCTACTACCAACAAAGTTCAGCCCAGGGTTGAGTTGAAGTTTGCGCGTCATCATTTTGCGCAGTAAATCGCTTTGTGTAAAGCGAGAGGGGTTCCAGGGATATTGGCCTTCGCTTGATGGGGATTGAAATAGCTCGTCAAAGTTAAGCTGCCGTTTTTTTGTAAACGGATCCTTAGCGTAATCAATATAACGATCTAGTTCCAGGCGTGAATCTCTAGCCATCAATCTTCGGTTTTTTCTTTTTTCTTCTTATGTAATCCTACCAAGGTTTGACGCAACCGCGCTTGCTTGACGGTTTTGTCATCGTACTTGTCTGGATCAGATAATACGTTCTCTTGGAGCTGAGCAGAGGTAATACCTTTACGTTTAGCTTTGGCAGTAAAGGCGCCTTCCTTGATATCAGCGCCTTGAATCCACTTTTTATCTTTCTTTTTTTCTTTTGTCATAATTGACCTCGACTACGAGACATATTAATTAAAGCCTGAACCATTCCCTCTGAAGGTTTGGTATAAGGACGTAATGCGTTTTGCCCTACTCCTTTGAGTTTAACATCGCCTTTCCAGGAGAGGGGGTCGTCAATCCGTTGAGTAGCCGCAGAAATATAGTTACCAATATGCCGGGCTACTGCATCTGCGGTTTCTTGCGCTGCAACGGCATTTTGTTGTTGCTCAGCCAAAGCGCGTTGCGCTTGAGGTAATTGATTAACAAACTGCTGAGAACGAGACATTTGAGCATTTGCTTCTTGCATTAACTTAGCTGAAGAAACGCCATACTTATTGAGAATGTCGCTCTCGCTGCCCAGGGCTTCACGGTTAATTCGGCCGCCAGGAGTAAGACGCGCTGCTTCCAGCATTTCTTTGCGATTAGCCGCTTGCATCATCAACGTGTTTTGTACTTCTTCTTGAGTTCGGCCAACACCAGATTCAAGAGCGGCAGGAAGAATTCGAGCCTCTGGTTGATCACCTGTTTTTCTTTGTGAGATGGTATCAACGCGAGGAGTGTAGAAAGCAACACCCCCTGCACTCTCTCCTGCATCTTCAAATTGCATTGGATCAATACCACTTAATCCTTTTTGAGCAACGCGACCAGGAATCAAGATAGACTCTTTGGCTTTGTTTTTGCCATACACCGCACGCTCTGTCGTTACATTTGTAACGTCAGTAATAAATTGATGTTTAGCAGAAGGATCTTGCAATACCGGTAAGTCAAGTCCTTTTTGTTTTAGGTTGGTATGCACCTGTTCTGCAATAAAACCTGTGTAGTGATAAGGTTCGCCAAGATTTGGATCTGCCTTCAAGGGGGACGCTACAACAACATTTTTAACGCGTTGGGTTCCAGGGATTTGCTGTTGAGCTAAGACGTACCCTTTCTCCTCTAGATACCCTGGTTCATTTTGCGCAAGCCAATCAACACGGTTATTGACGGATCCATTCCATTTTTCAGCTGCGCCAGAGGCAATCCCTTGGACTTCAGCTTTGCTTACAGCGGCAGGTTTTAGGCCTGTAGCGGTACGTTGCTGAAGAGTTCCATAAAGGGGCTGTTTGATAGTCAATTGCTGCCCACCTTCTTCTACAGTGCGCTGCATCATGTAAGGTTGAATGCGCAGAATTTCTTCGCCTGGTTTGTGCGTACCTGCGACACCGAGTGTGTTTGTTGCTTGATTTAAGTTTGTAATTAAAGTTCTGCCGCCCCTTTCATTGACTACAACAGGAGTCATGAAACCCTTGTCGTCAAGTTTTACTTCGACGTTACCGCCTGTCTGGAAGAAGGGCGTAGCTTCCGGCATTTCATAACCACCACGTAAGCGAGTTGATTGTGCATTAATATCTTCGCTGGTAATTTTGTTGCGTTCCCGGCGACCTTCGCCAACAAGACGGAAAGGACGCTCGGGATCACTGGTGGCAAATACACCGGTACTTTCTTCGCCTGCCCTGGTTGCACGCACAGGAATTGCTTCGTCAATTTCACGTAATTGGCGCAAGGAGCCCTCTACGTTCCCCTCGGCTTCTTGTACTCGACCAGGGATAAAAGTAGTGCCTTTGTTGGATTGTTCTTTTGATCCAAGTGTTTCGGTTAAAGGTTTACCAAGTTGCCCCTCGATAATTGTTTGGGGAATTTTGGATAAGCCAATGGCATCTGCAAACTCACTTAGATAAAGCCCAGTGCCGCCTTTGTCATAATCAGGATCAATTTGTTGTTCCAGATTTTTGCGTTCAAAGAAAGACATATTGGAATGCATCCGTTCTGGAGGCAACCCATAACGCTCAACGTCTTCTGCAGTGACAGTGGTATTGCGTGGCTTTAAAGCGCCTTGTTCAGCAAGCTCATCCCAATGAGGAATAAACTCATTAAACATGATGTCCGTATATTCCGGATTATTCACTTCACGCATGCCGGTCAATGTCGCACCAGTACCTAGACGTTCCTCCAGGAATTTCTGGGCAACTTCTTCGCCTGCAAGTTCAGCAAGACGTTTGGTTTGGAAGTTTTCATAGTCTGTAGGACCCATCTGTCCCTGGCCGCGTACCTCCATTGTTGGGTTGAGTCGTTTGGTCGTACCCATTAATGTACGCAATTCAGAAACTGGTACGTTTGGATCCATTAAACGTGCAGCTTCTTCCTCAGAAGCAGATGCTATGGCCATAATGCGATCCCTGATCTGAGCATTAGCAGCTTTAGGTGTCAAGCCAAGGGCAGCCTGTGTTCTTTCAAGTTGATTGCTAAATACAACATCCTTACCCTTTATGTTCAACGACCCAGTTAAGTCTGCAACGGACGGACGGAACTGTGATTGACCAGCGCGATAGGCTTGGTAGCGTTTACCAGCTTCTTCAAGCTCTTCTTCAAATCCCCAGATTTGATCTGCAGCCGTACGCAAGCGTGCATTGCGTTCCGCAACAACATCTGCTTGACGACTAAATTTGACAAAGTCTGTATCACGTTGCATCTGTTGATCAACACGGCCAGTCAGTTGATCTGCTCCAGTGTCGTTTGCTTCTACCTGTTGTTTGACAACAGCAGGCTTTTGAGTTTCCTGGATAGTTGTTAAATCAACCGTAGCTTGGGGAATTGCAGTTTTAGAGGGAGGTGGGGTGGTATCTGCGAGTTTGTAGGGCTCAGCAGCCCTCTGTAAAACAGCTTCGGCACTGGGAAGATCAGTGATTTTGCGCCCCGCTTCCCGCACTCCTTGGGGAGCTTTGAACAAACGCCTGGCACCATACGCACCACCAGCTAATGCACCAAGGCCCAGGGCTGCGGCACCAATGGTGGCAAGTAGATTTGACTCCTGTTGAGGTGCTTTGAGTTGATTACGGCGGAATTCGGCTACAGCAGGGGCCATTTCAGCCCTTTCCTGCGGATCTTCTGGGTATGGAGTCCCAGTGGCACGGCTGTATGCGTAAAAATCGGCCGGTGCTAACGCCATTAGAAACTATTTGCTTACTAAATTCTTGATATTTGTATTTTACGTGGTGTTATGCAGAAAGTAGATGTTATAGACTAAGGGAATCAAAAAAGTTTAACGCCCAATTGGGGTAAAAACTAATTTTTTACAATGGACGCAAACGATAGGGCTCAACGAATTGTTGCTTTAAAGGCAATTAAGGCCAAAGCGGAAGAGATGGCTGGCGAAGGAGCTAATCCAATTGAAGTACGTACGTTTATTCAGGGTTCCAGGGGTGAATTAGCCCGTCAAAAGCCCGATTGGCAGCAATATGCTAAAGCTGTAAGTGCTGCAGAAGCCGCAAGGGATACTTTCTAAAGATAACGAAAACATAAGTTGATACGCCGAGGATAACACCTCGGCTTTTTTGTGTAAAAACTTGGGCTAACTAGGTAAAAACATCACAAAGATTGAATATTACTTAATTTTTTTACTTCGAAATGGCCCCTTATAGGGCCAAAAAGGTAAATGATTTTCCTGAGCCTTCTCCAACAACCCCTCCGAAACAAATACCGGAAAGAAAAAAAGAAAGGGTGCATACCCTTGAGAAGTTTAGGTATGTAGGAGGGGAATAGCGGGGGCTGCGCATCCGTACAACGCAGAGTCCAATCGCATCTAATCTAATGCAACTGACGAAGGAAGAGCAGAAGGTTGTCGAGTTTGACGACCGTTGCCAGATGGTAGCCAGCCACCTGTGGTATGGCAAGAGTGTAACAATGACAGAGCAGCAACTCCGTAGGTATGGAGTGAAGCCGCAAGACGTTATTGTATCGCTATCAACATGGCTGAGGTTTGAAGAAGCCGAGGCATGTTGGGAAGCAGAACGAGACGGAGCCTATTGCGGCGAAGGTTATCACGAAGCACGCACGTATATTGTCTACTGCACCAAGCAGGCGGACAAGTATGTGTTCCGCGCGAAGGTGAAGGCCTGACTTCGTAGACGGTTACCTATTCCCCTGGGCAACCAGGGGTTCATATAGCCCTCAATACCTGTTATTTGTTACCAAATCAACACATTTCGGGCGCTATTTAGGGTCAAACCCCTTGCTATCACAGCGTTCAAATAGGACAGTGATCCTATAGCTACCTGATAATACTAGTTAATTCCGATGTAATAGCTCGGGATTACACGTCAAGCTGGACGTTAAACGTAGCATCAAACCCACATCAACTCACCTCAACATCATGAACTGTATCTCACTTAATCAACAGGGCGATTACGTTGCAACAGTATGTGGCATCGAGCTGCCTGTCATGGTTGATTGCCACGTTTGCACATGGGTAGAGGCTCAGGCTTCTGCCATGTGCAAAGACCCCAACGTCAACCTTGATTACGATGAGTGCCGTATCTGGATCTACCAGAATTGGCTTGCCTGATCACAAGCGTGATGCCGGGGGATCAAATCCCCTGGTCAGGAATTGCCACACTCAGTGGCATCTACACAACACAACATGGGTATCCGCAAAGGACTAGCCAATGCACTCATCTCGACAGCAGCAATGCTGGAGAGTGACAAATCTAAGGAGTATGTCAGCACCAAGCTGAATGAATACCGCATCAGGGCAGCAGCACTACTGATGCCTAACGATGTGGCATTCGTCATTACTCCTAAACCTGAACTCTGACTTCTGCACTAAGGGTCTACGGGCCTTTACTGCAGGACTCAACATCCTGTCATCAACGCTACTTCAACTCAACAATGACAACACCTGAGCTGGTCTACAAACCATCCGCCGAACAACAGTACCGCGTCACATGGTATGGCGGCGAATCAACCCAGCTTCACTTTGAGAAGCTGTGGAATACATTTGACCCAGACACCGATGCCGAATGGCAAGAGTGGCTAGACCGTGACGTACGTACACTTGGCGGTGGCGTACCAACAAGTATGAAGGAGATGCTCATGGAGATGGAAGACTACTATCATTACTCCATTGACATGGAACTAGAGCGCAAGCTTCAACGCATGTGATCCTTCTCAACACACTCAATCAACCTCAGCTCAACTGACATGAAAGACTCACTCGCAACACCTGTGCTGGCCATGGTTATGGGCGTAGGAGCAGGTATGCTCTTATCCGTAGGAGCACAGAAGTTACTCAACAATTATTACGTCAAACATTGCCCAGCGAAAGCAGGGCATCAACTGGTATACATGCGTAGCTTTATAGGCGATGCATACTATTGCCTGGATAAGCGTTACCTTTGACGTTTGCACTAAGGGCCTTCGGGCCTTTACTGCAGACCTCAGCGTCTGCACACACTCAACCCAGTTGAATCTCTATGCCAATCACACTTGACCACATTCAAATTCAATCTGCACTCAAAGAGTTTGACATCAAAGAGCATGATTACTATCTGCTGTTTGACAAGAATGTATACATGGTTTGGTGCACCACAGGCGCCAAAGCACTACAGCTTGTTACCGAAAACTCTTGCATATCTCTTGACTACAAGGGTGAATGGTACTATCTCAACGAGATTCCTAGCTACTACGTAGTGCCAAGCTACGTATGCGTTAAGTACATCCTTGCAGTCAACTGAAAACCAATGAAGCACATCGTTCGTCTAGCACCAGGGCAATTTGTCCACCTTGATTCTTACTATGCGTCTCATGAGACTCGCCTTAGTAAGATCTGTGTGGCAGCCCTATCACTTATCATTGCTGGCTTCACAGCAACTGCTGTAGTCGGCATTGATATCACCAACCCAACTCCTACTCAACAACATGACAACACTAAGCGCTAACACCAAGCTTATCGAGGATCGCATCCAACAACTCTGCGAGACTCTCCAAGATAAGTTCTACAAACAGCACAGTAGCCCCGTAGCTTTCGAAGTTAAGCGAGGGGTTAAGTACTACAAGATCATCCATGTCTCTAGTCCTGGTACCAGGTATGAAGGCAGATCAGTCCATGCATTTGTCGCAAGACAGACAGGGACTATCTATAAGCCTGCATCATGGAAAGCACCAGCGGAACATGCACGGTACCAACTACTGGATGATCAATCATTTGAAACCTGCCTACACAACTGTGATTATGCAGGTTCATACCTATACATAAGATAAGCACTAGGTTTACCCCCAGACCCCCACCCGAACAGCCAGCACCAAAGTAATGGCTGTTTAGTTATTAAGATCTTTGATAAACAACGGTTATTAAGATTCCAAGTATTAGATGGACCTGAGCATGTCCTTAAACTACTCACCAACAACTCAACTCAAATCCAATGAAATCACGCATTTCTATCCTGAAAGAAGACCAGATTTGGGATCTGCGTTGCAAAGGTTATCGCTACGATCTGATCGCTAGCATTGTCAACTGCAGTCCCATATCAATGACTAAGGTCATCCGTAGAGTGAGGCAACGTCCTCCCCTCAAGGAAGACCCAATCAAACGTGGACGCTACCGTGGCTTCCTTAGTGATGCCCAGGTCAATGACATTCGTGCCCGTGCTAAATACAATGAATCAATTGGGTTTATTGCCAGGGCATACGACATGACACCAGCGGCCATCTATGCAATTGTCACGTACAGGTCCTATAAGGAACCGTGCCAAGACAATGTATATATCCCCAACTTCAAGAACAGACTCATGAGGTAGTACATCAGTACTACGTATGGACCTGAGCATGTCCTTAAACTGCTCACCGTTCCATCTCAACTCAGACCATGACTCAACTTGATCAGAACTACAACGCAGACTTGCTTGATGCTATGGCAGACATTGCCTATGAGCAGGAGCAAGCCATGCGTGAATCCAATCAATCTGATTGGGATACCACTGACTACCCATCCACTTACCACGGTGATTAACCATGACCAAATCAACTCAACGTACTAAGGACAACTCGTCAACTGTGCCGACATCAACTGCTAATCAACAGCAGGTCGACATTGTTGACGACATCGCCATTGTCCTGATCACACTCATCTCAATCTCAATCACACTCATCGGAGATCTCATCTCATGTCTCTTCAACCTGAACAACTGCTCATCGCAGACGCACTCGGCTACGAAGCCTTCGACGAAGACGAAGGTAACCAGCAGTTCCAAGCAGAGACAGACTTTCAGGACGCACCCAAAGGCGCCATCGCCTGCACTGGTAATGTCTACAGAACCAAGCGTGGAATCCTCAGGTGCTACTGGATCCCAGCCGGTGGTAACTACTCAGCCCAGGACAAGGAAGATCTCGAAGGATGGTACGACATCCCAACCAACGAAGAGATCGAGGAGTACACGTTCGACAGCACCTGCCTCACTCCCTGCAGTGACGAAGTCGAACCAGACCACGTAGATTCTTGGTTATCAATTCTTGGATTGATTTAATTATGCACAACATGCCTGACTACGATTTGGTGGCAAAGCGTTATGAACTTTGCCCCAGTTTTCCTACTGGTCTTGCTGTTAAATACAGCTTTAATAATCGATGCAAACCTGGTGAACAGGCAGGTGCCTATGATTTTAAATCCAAGCGATCTATAATTCAAATCAATGGAAAGAACTATAAGTGCGCCAGGATTGTTTATTATCTGGCCACAGGTACAGATCCTGGTCAATATGAAGTTGATCATATAGATCAAGATAGTTCTAATAACTGTATTGAAAATCTACGTTTATCAAGTAGATCTCAAAA